TAAAAAAGAACAGCATTTTTGTCTATTGCGGCGGCCTGACCCTGAACGGCGGCGGCGACCTGACCCTGACTCGATACGCCGACCAGAACGCCACCGAAATCGGCTTCCGGCGGGTGAACTATCCGGCCCTGTATCAGGGCGACCTGCGGCTAAAGCTTTCGGACGGCGTACTTTGGCCCATCCTGACCCTGCACGTGGAGGACTATCTGCTGGGCGTGGTGCCCTATGAAATGAGCAATTCCTTTCCGCTGGAGGCACTGAAGGCCCAGACCGTGGCCGCCCGTACCTATGCGCTGCGCAAGCGCGGCTCTGGCGGCGACTACGACGTGGTGGATACCACCAACGATCAGGTCTTCAAGGGGTACCTGTCCGGCTACGGCAACGCGGAGAAGGCCGTGGATGAGACCTACGGCGTTTGCGGCTTTTTCGGCGGCAGGCTGGCCCAGTGCTATTACGCCGCCTCCAACGGCGGACAGACGGAGCTGCCGGAAACGGTCTGGCGCGGCAGCGGCGCGCTGGGCTATTACGCTGTTGCGGATGACCTCTGCGATGTGGAGAACCCCGCCAGCGTGGTCAAGAGCGTGACCCTGCAAAAAAGCTACGCCAACGAGGAGCGCGACGTCGCCCCCTACGGCCTGCGCAATCTGCTGGCCACCGTTCTCCGGGACGAGCTGACCGGGCTGGACTTTGATCCCGCGCCCGCCAGCATCCGGGTGAACGCGGTCAGCGGCGTGGAGCTGACCGGCGAAGGCCGGCGCATGGATACGCTGCGCCTGACAGTGCAGATCAGCGGCCGCACCCGTCAGGAGGTCGCCGCCCCGCTGGTGGACGCGGATCAGGAGGAAGTCAGCCTCCTGCTGGAGGGCAGCGGCGAAACGTCCTCGCCCCCGGGGCTTCCCGCCCCTACGCCCTCCCCCGCCGCACCTTCGGCCGCACCTTCGGCCGCACCGGTATACGGCCCCTTCGTGGTCATCGAGCAGCCATTTGAGGTGACCGTTCCCGTTTTTCCCACTGCGGAAAAGCTGCTGGCCATGAACATTTCCACCAACTACGAAAACGAATTGTGGACGCTGGTGGAAACGGATACCGCCTACCGGCTGGAGGTACGCCGCTTCGGGCACGGCGTGGGCATGAGCCAGCGGGGCGCGGAATGGATGGCGGGCCGCTATCAGAAGAATTGGGAGGAAATTCTGGCTTTCTACTATCCGGGCATGACCCTGATGCGCTATGACTTTGCGGAGGCGGCGCTGCCCGCCGCGCCGGAAGCGCTGGCCGCTACCCCGGGCCCTGCGCCCACCCCC